TGAAGGATCCGGAGAAGGTGTACAGCTCCACGCCGTCGCTGTTATAGCCCAGGAACCGGACGCCCTGGCCCATGTACTTGGTGTCGATATTGCCCATATCCGCGCGGCGGTAATCGAAGCCCTTCATGAAGGTTTCGTTCTGCTGCAGCGCGCTCCATACGTCGGGCGCCATCACGATCATTTCCACGGCGCCGCCGCCGTCGTACACCAAATCGTAAATGGTCCTCATGTCCTCGTCCACCTTCGCGCCGGTCTGGTCCCAGGTGGTCTCCGGGGCGTAAGTGTTGGTAAAGCCGTAATCGGCAACGAGCGTAGTCTTCAGATCGCGCCCTTCGTTCGTGTACCGGAAAACGCTCAGCTTGCCTTCCAGAAGCACCTGCCGGACCATCCACGCGATCCGCTGTTCAATCGCGTTAATCAATTCCATCTGGTCCCGCGCCAGCAGCTTCTTCGCTCGCTGTTCGGGGGTCAGTCCGCCGATAATGTTTTCCCCGAAAGTCCGGGTTTTCAGCTCGTTAAAATCAATCAGGCGCTCCGGCGCCACGGTGCAAAAACCGATCTCGCGGGTGGAGAATCCCGGCCGCGGCATAATCACGCCGCCGGCGTCGTCGGTCACGACAGGTGCCATCAGGTTCTCGCCCTTGCGATAGTCGTAAATCGCGCGGTCGTCCTCCACCGCGCCCGCGTCCTCGGCGAATACGTCCGTCAGGAAGCGATACTGGCGCGGCAGGGTTTCAATCGCCGCCAGCTGCGCCCGGGTGCTGTAAATGTCAAGAGTAGCCATTTTTTCTTCCCTCCTCGTTCTTATTCGCCGGTCGTGTTGTTAAAAGTGTCGTTCTCAATCTCCCGGCCGAAGGTAATGCCCTGGTAGGCAAGTACCACCTTGTTATCATCGCTCAGCTCCGCCGCGTCCTTCAGCGTCACTTTGCCGTCGATGAAGCGGCCCTGGCGGTAGGCGTCCGCGTCCTCGGAAATGGTCTTATCCGCGTCCGTGTCGGTCTCCGTGTTCAGCACGGCCAGCATGTTCGTGTTCACCACGTCGCCTGCCGCCGCGGCGTTCCACATGCCGGTGCTCGCGCGGTAAATCACCGTGCCGCGGGCAATCGTGCCCTGGCCGGGCGTCAGCGGCACGCCGATTTTTTCCGTGCCGCGCACGTCATACAGCAGTTCGCCGACCTTGTTTTCTCCGTAGTCCTTGTAAAGGCTCATCTTTTTTCCCTCCTTGTCCTTAATACATGCCGTTCTTCATGTTCCCGATGTAGCTCTTGCCCATCTCGGCCATTTCCCGCGCGAAAGCGTCAATGTCCTCGCCCGCCGCGCCGTCCGGCGCGTCTCCGGCGATTTCCTTGACCTGCTCGGTCTCCGCCTTGCGCTCCTCGCGGAAGCTCGCGGCCTTCGCCTTCTGCGCGCTCGCCACGGCCTTCATAAAGTCCATGGCGCTCATGCCCGTGTCGCAGGCTTCCTTCGCCATTTCCTCGTACCCGGTCATGGTCAGCGCGGCGATGTCGTTCCGCCTCTCCTGGTCTTCCCGCAGGGCCTCCTCGCGCGCGTCCTGGCGAATCTGTTCATACAGTGCCGGGTTCGCCTCGCGAAGCTGCTCCACAGTCATTTCCGCGATGTTCGTGTCCATCTGTGTGCCCTCCTCGTTGTTTTTATTTACAGTCGCGATCCCGGCAACTGGGCCCGCGTTGCTGCCGTTGTTTTCCGGTTCTTCCTCCGTCTCTTCTTTTACGGTCTCCGGAATATGTGTATACATGGTTTTCATCACGCGCATTTGCGCCCGCGTGACGCAAGCCGCCGCAGGCTCCGCGTTCGTTTCCTCCTCGCTCACCCGGTCGCAGAATCCGTTCTCCACGGCCTCTTCCGCGGTAAACCATGTTTCCTTCTCCATCCACTCGCGGATCTGTTCCTCGTCCTGCCCGCTTTTTTTCGCGTAAAACGCGCGGGTGTCCCGTTCAATCGCGTGCAGGTTCTCCGCCTCGTGTTCAAAATCGTCCGCCGTTCCGATGGCGACGGTCCACGGGTTGTGAATCATGTACATGCTCCCCGGCGCGATTTCCGCCTCCGCGCCCGGCAGAGTGGTAATCAGCGTGGCCGCGCTCGCGCAAAGGCCCTCAATCTTGAATTTGATTTTTTCAAAACCCGCGCCCGCGAGGATCGCGCGCATTGCCACGGCCTCCGTCACCACGCCGCCGGGGCTGTTCACGCGCACGGTGATATTTTTCACGCCTCCGTTTTTTAACTCTTTCACGGCCTTGTCAAAATCTTTTGCGCTCCGGTCGTCCTCGTTCTTAAACCATGCCCCGTTCTGGACGATCTCGCCGTACAGCATGATTTCCCCGTCCTCGCCCCGCGCCTCGGCGCGCGCGGTCGCAAGGTGAAAAAAGTCCCTCATTCGTCTCCTGCCTCCTTGCTCTGTCCGCTCTGTTCCATCAGCTCGTTTATCATTTTCTGAAGCTCCGCCGCGCCTTCAATCTCGCGCCGTCTCTGTCTTACGTTGCTGTTCCAGTCGTTCCCGTTATATTCCGCGGCCTCCTGTTCCTGCGTGGAGATGTTATTTTCAATCCGCGCCGCGGCCGCCTTGACTTCCTTCAGCGGGTCCACGTGTCCCATGCTCGTACCCATCCACAAACACCCGCACCACGCTTGACGGATTGCCGGGTCCTCGAAGAATCCCGGCGCCTCAATCCGTCCGATACTCACCGCTTCGGCAAGCCATGCTTCGTATACAGGCTGGTTAAATTGCCGGTTGAACCGCGTCCGGTATACTCTCACCGTCCGCCAGAAGTCCAGCAGCGCCGCGCGGCTCGCGGTATAATTGCTGTCGTACTTTTTGACAAGTACTTCCTTCGGCACGCCCATACCCGCGCCCATCAAAATTTCGTAAGCGTCCACGAAATTTTGAAACGCGCTGTTATTCCGGATCGGGTTAATGCTCTCAATGTGCTTTCCGGGGTCCAGCGTGTAAATCGCGCCCGGCGCCATTTCGATCTTGAAATCGTCGTCCGTGACCTTCTCTTCCGGGTCGATACTGTCCTCAATGCCGCTTCGCCCGTCGTCCTCCTCCGTTGTGATAAATGCCGTCAGCATGGAGGATACGACGTTTGCGGCCAGCTCGCTTTTTAAATACCGGTCCAGCTGTTTCAGCTGTTCAATCTCGCTGGCGACAAACGGCACGCCCCGCCGCTGTTCAGGCCGCTCCGCGGTCATCATGTGCAGCACCACAGGAAGCCCCGTGTTTTTCCCGAAGGCGTCAATCGCCGTCCATTCAAGCGTGCTGTAATCGTTTTCCGCCTCCGGGTTCCGGCTCGCGATGTGATACCGCCGCACCGCGCCGTTTTTGTCGATTTCCACGCCGTCAATAATCCGGCCGCCGTCGTCCGTCGTCGTGCTCTCGCTGTCCCCGTTCGATCCTGGCGTGCTCAGCCGGTCCGCCTCAATCAGCCGGACCGTCGTCTGATACGGCGTCCGCGCGTTTTCCTCCATGCCCAGCAGCGCCAGCACGTCCCCGCTCATCAGTTCACTTAAAAACGCAAGATTTTGAAGCCCGTAAAATGTTTCCTGCCGCGCCGCGTCGCACATCGGATTCTCTGCCCACAGTTTCCACTCGCGCAGAATCGCGCGTTCGGCTTCCTCCACCTGCTCTTCCGTCATGCCCAGGAAGTCCCCGTCAATTTTCGGTTTCGGTTGAATCCCCCAGCCCACTACGGAAGTCATAAGTGTGTTCGGGCCGCTCCGCGCCAGCCCGCCGCCGGCGTAAAGATCCCGGCTCCGCTTCCGGAGCGTGGACGAATACAGGTCGATATCGTCCTCCGCGTTCCCGCCGCCGACCAGCCAGCCGATCATGCTGTTAAGTGTGCTGCTCGCGCCGTGTTTGCCGTAACTCATTTTTGCCGCGGCCGCGCCGCCCATTTCCTCACGCAGGCGCTTCGCGTATTGCGCGTTTCCCTTCTCCGGGTTGACGAGGAATAACGCCCGTTCCCGGAAGGTTGGTTTTTTTGCCATTCCTGCCTCCCCTTTCGCTCAATTACAAATCGCGCGGAACCACCGTCGCCACCTTCCGGCTCCGGCTCGCGCCCGTCAGCGCGTTAATCTCGCTCGCGAAATAACGAATCTGTTCCCGGATCTCCGCGATATCCAGCATCGTCAGCTCGCGGCTCCCGATTTTATAGCTCTTTACCTGCCCGGTCACAAGCGCTCTTTCACACTCTTTCCATAACGCGAGCAATTCCCGCGCCTCCGTGATGGTATACGCCCGTTCAACCGTTACCGTCGTCGCCATCTTCTTCTTCCCCTTCCGTCTCTTTCCACTCGTCCCACGGAATCGGCGCGTCCGCGATGTTCTCCAGCGTTTTCCGGATTTCCGCGTCCAGAATGCTTTTAATCACTTCCGCGTCCTCAATCCCCTGCAATACATGGCAAAGGCTGTTCGGAATGTGAAGCATGTTCTGCGTCACCGTCCCGGCCACATCCGCCCACATTCGCTTTACATCGCTCGCGTCCACCAGCATACCTTCCATCCGGTACACTTCCAGCTCCGTCTTCCGCGTTTTCACCGTTTCGTGCCGCGCTTTGATCTGGTTCAAATCGTCCATCTTTTCCAGCTCGGTCTTCACATTGTACGCGGTCCACCGCTGCACGAACGCGGCTAAATCGCATTTCCCGTCCGCGCCCTCGGAAAAGATTTTTTCATCTTCCGGAAGCCCTTTGTTAATGTTATACAACTGCTGGTAACTGTATCCCGCCAGCTCCGCGATCTGTGCCTTCGTCGCGCGCCCGAAACTTTCCGGCGCCTTTTTCGCTGCCGGCTTTTTCTTCGCCGTTTGCGTCCGCGCCTTCGGCTCCGGTTTTTTCGGAGCCGTTCGGCCCGTTTTTTTCTCGGCCATCAAATGTTCCCTCCAAGCGCTCTTTGAATGTGATGGTCCAGCCTTTTTTCCATGTACTCGGCCATTTCCTCGCCCACCTTCTCGCTCGTCGGGCTGTCCACGATAATCTGGGGCAAGCTCCGGGCAACGACGCGGACCGTCTGCCCTCTGTGTCTGGTATACAATGTTCCGCCCGCAAAGAATACCGGCCCGCCGCCCTGCACTTTGTTGGCCGTGGATATATGGCTTCTTCCGGCGCCCCGCCTGATTTGTACGCTCGCGGTCGTCGCGCGTCCGTCCGCCTCCGGATGTTTTTTCGATTTCCTTTTCTTGTTAATCCGGTTCGCCTTGAACGTCTCTCCGATCACGCCGCGCGCGCCCTTCAAAGGAACTTTGAATCCCAGCCGCCCGCTCGATTCCCAGCCGCCGATCTGTTCCGCGGCCCATTTCTGCGTCACAACATAATCATTCGCGGCGAGCCTTTTCAGCATGGTTTTCATCCTTCTCGCCGTGTCAAGGTTTGTTTGCTTGATGATTTTTTCAATTTTCGGCCGTCCCAAAAAGGCGCTGTAAGTGTTCAGCACGTCGTCCAGCCCGTCGATATTGACTTGCAGAACCACAACTTCGTTCGCCCTCACACTCTCGCCTCCCGCGTATCAAAAAATCCCGGAAGCCGCGACTCCGGGAAAAATCTGTATGAGAAAAGGCCCCGCCTCTCGGCGCGGCCTCTCCTTGTCCCTCAGACAATCTCTGCGTTATCATATTAGCATTTTTCTGTGTGAGAATCAAGAGGGAATTTCAAATTTTTTTACACCCGAATTCCTCCGCTCACTTTATGCCGGTTCTTCCTCGCGTTCTCCTCCGTCCGCGTCCGGATCTCCGGCTCGTCCGTTCCGCTCAGAATCTCCTCAATCCGCGCGAAATTCCACTTTGTAAATTTAAACACCGCCCGCGCGTAATTCCGGATGTCCAGCGGTTCGTTCCGCTTGTACACCTGTTCCCACTTCTGCACCATCTGGCCGCGGCTCCGGTGTGTCACCAGCTTTTCGGATAAAAGCCCCTTGAAGTATTCAATATCATATCCCTTGTCCGGGTCAATCGGAAAGTGCATATACCGCGGGCCCGGCGTGTCAATCTGCACGTTATACATAATCGCGGCCTTCCCGCTGTCCACGCCGACGATGTATCTCACGGCTTTATCCCGGCCATTTTCCTTTTTCATCAGCCGGCATAAATACCGCCCGTCCCCCGGCTCGCCTTTAATCGCCCATACTCGCCGCGGCGCGCGCTTCGCGCACTCGTGATATACCTCCTGCGTAAAATGTCCGCCGCTGTCGATGAATGTCCCGGAGATTTTCAGCGCCATGCCGTTCTTCATTTTCCATTCCTTGTCCAGCAAATCGTCAATTTCCGCCCATACCCCCGGCGCGTCCGGACGCCCGGCGATAATGCCGCGCTCAATGCCCCAGCTCTCCTCTTCCCGGCTCCATCCGACCACCTCATATTCCAGGCGGTTGTCCTGCGTGTCCACGCCCATTGTCAACACTAATACCCCGTCCGGCACCTCGGCGTTATAGTGTTCCCGTCGCTTGAAAAGCTCGTCCGCCTCCTCCGTGTCGAGTGATCTGTTTTCCCATAATTCCCCCAGCTCCGTATTCATAAACACTTGAAGCTGTTCCGGGTCGCTCTTTTTCCGCAGGAAGGAATAACAGATTGCTTTCCAGTCGCTCCACGGCGAGGAAAAAGCATTGATCCGGTACGACCGGACCCCGCGCCCCGCCGCGTCCGGGTTCCCGGCCACCCACTTTCCGGGGCACCTCTTCGCCGCCAGCTCCGGAATTTCCTCGCCGCAATGCGGGCATTTCCATCGCGCGCTATGCACGATGTAATCTATCTGTCCCTGCTCGTCCGTATACTCTTCCTTGTCAAACACAATATCCCCGAACGTGATGAAGCTGTATTCCCCGCACTTCGGGCATTGCGTGTTCCATTCCTCCTTGGTTCCGCTGCCGTAGGCTTTTTCAATCCGGCTCAAGCCCTTGACCGTCGGCGTGCTCGTGATAACAAATTTGCTGTTGTCCGAAAAAGTTTTTAGCCGCTGTTCCACAAGGTCCAGCGGGTCGCCCTCCGTCCCCGCGCTCCGCGGAAAACGGTCCACCTCGTCGCAGAACGCATATCGAATCGGGCGGCTGGCAAGCCCCGCCGGGCTGTTCGCGCCCTCAAACGCCACGGATCCGCCCGGAAATGTTTTCATCTGGATTGTGTTTCCCGCGTCCCGGCTTTTCGCCTCGTGCACTTTTCTTTTAAGGCTCCGGCAGGCGTTAATCATCGTCGCGACGCGACGCTTGGAAAAATCCTCCGCCATTCTGTCCGTCGGCTGTACAAATAACATCGGGCCCGGCTCCAGGTCAATTGCCCGGCCCATCATGTTCAGCTCCATTTCCGTCTTTCCGACCTGGGATCCTGCCATCACGACAATTTTCCTCACGCGCGGATCCACAAAAGAATCCATAATGTCTTTCTGATACGGCGTCCGGCTCGTCCGCCATCTGCCCGGCTCCGCGCTCGTGTCGCTGGTTAATACCCGGTTTTCGTCCGCCCACTCGCTCACGCTCATCATTTTCGGCGGCCGGAACATTTCCATTGTCTCCCGCCAGATTTCCCGCATGGTTCGCGCCCGCTCCGCCGCGGCGCTCTTCCTCGTCCTCCTCGCCGCGCTTTTTCTTCTCACTTCCGCGGCCGCTTTTCTCCGCGCCATTACCCGCCTCCATGCTGCTAAATTCCCATTGTCTTTATAGGTTTATCCTTCTCCGCCTTTAATTCCTTGCGTTTTGATAGGTTTCCCACGTTTTAAATTCATACCGTTTTACTATGTTATTCTTCCTCCGCCTTGCGGTTGATCCTGTCGTCCATCTTCTCATACTTGATATGCACGACGTTCCCGCTCTTCTGCTGGCTCAGCATTTGATAATACGTCGCCGCGATATAATCCGCGTTTCCCGTGTCAATCCGCATTTTCCGCACCTTCTTCCCGTTTTTTCATGCTCCAGATTCCGGCGATTTCCTCCACGCCCTCCGCGAGCTTCGCGAGCGCTTTTCCCTTCTCGGTGTCCTTCCCGTATACGTCCTCTTCCGCCCGAATCAGCGCCAGAATCGCCCGGATTCCGCTTTGCGCCCCCGCGTTAAAAATTGCCCGGACCTGTTCTTTTCGCTCCTCGTCCCATTTTTCATTATCCATTTTCTTTTCCCTTCGCTCATCCGTGATTCTATAACGCCCGTTTCCGTCATTTTCCCGCCTTTAAGAATCACTTTCCGCGTTTTTTGATTTTAAAAGCCTTTCCGCCAGTTTTCGACCTGTTTCCTTCTGCTTTTCGGTAGCGGGTTTTCCGAATCGAATCAATTTCTTTGAAACAATGGTATAGCTTTTCGCCTGATACTTTTCGTCCTCACGCACGCATGAATAAACCTCCGGAAATTGTTCGCAAAGTTTATCCAGTTTCCGGATAACGACCGGATCCGCCGTGTCGATTTCAACTCCCTTATCGGCAGCGTTAAACAATATCACCGTTTCGCGCTCCTCGCTTTTTAGCTGATACCCCCCCATGTTATGCCTCCTTTACTTTTTTGCTTCTTCTCCCGGCCCATCGTCCGGATACTTTTCCGCCGTCAGCTTTGCGATGATTTGCGCGGCGCCCCGCAGCAGCTCCCGCTCCTGGCTGTTCAGATTGTTTTTTCGGCCGCCCGCGACGCCGCGAAGCTTCCGCGCCGTTTCCATGTTCCGGCTGTATTCGTCCACTCTCCGCGCCTCCATGTTCCGCCTCCTGCCGTTCTTCGTATTCCCGCTGAAGCTCCTCCCGGAATTTCTCCCGCTGCCGCTCCTCGCGCTCGTCCTGTTCTTTCCTCAGTCGTTTCATCAGCGCGACGTTATGAAAAAATGCTTTTCCTTCGGCCTCATGCACCTTTACCCCGTCGCACCATGGGCACGTCCACCGCGCCCCGCCGCAGGAATAATCGCTTTTCCACCCCGGCGCCCCGTCGAATTTCTCCCCGCAAACGCTGCACTCAATCATTCCGGCCTCCGTCGTTGGTTTCCTCCGCATATTCCGCGTATTCCAGAATGATATTCAAAATTTCAACCGTCGTTGAAAAACATTCCTTGCCGCGCCGTTCTTCATCGTTATTCGGCGTTTCTAACACAAGTTCAGTAATTTCTTTCATCAATGACGCCCATTTAACTTTTTGCATTTTATTTACCTTCTTTCCTTTTCGTCCTGTTCGATATGCCCCGTAATAATATCTAAAATTTCAAGCGTCGTTTCGTAGCTGGCCGCCTCAACTGCTTTATTCTCATAATCCGCTCTTTCCATCGTAAAGACAATAATATCTTTTATTAAATTCACCGCGTCATTCTGCGTCATTGTCTTTCCTCCTCGTATACCGGTCCGCCCAGCGGATCCCGGCCATGTCCTCCGCGTTCTCCACGCGCTCGCGCAAATTCCGGAACGTCCATTCCGTGATTCCCATTTCCTCCATGGTTTCGCGCTTTGTCTTTCGCGCCATGTAATATAGCCGCACAAACATTCTCGCGTCCTCGCTCTGAATCCGCCGGATTGCCCGTTCCGCTTTGCGCTGCTGTTTCAAGTACAT